TGACATTATTGCATCTATACATTCTACGCCATACTTGTTGTAATGTGGTGGGCTGTTTACCATATCTTTATCCTTACAATTATTCATTTCCCATTTTGCCATATTATGCACTCCCATCTGTTTTTTTGTTAAAGTGAAGTTTTATTATATTACCATCTCTACCAATTATCTTACCATTTTTTTTCGGTGGGTCAAGATCTTTTTGTGCTATTTCCCAAAGTTTATCTCTTGCTTCTTCATCTTCTTCTATAAGAACAGGAGTTGCCATTATCATTCGAACAAAATTCATAAGAGAGAAATAATCAACGTCATCTAAAGGATTGCTATCAAATGCATCAATAGTCAAATGCAAGTTGCCTGTCCATTTATTCTTTTCAATCTCTGGTGATATACGGATACTAATCTCTTCATCCCTGTACCCTAAAAAGTTTAGTGGTTCTCTGTTCATATTTTTTTATTCCTAAATTTTATGAGAGTTGGGTGCGTCTTTGTACCTCTTTTACTTAGCCATTTCTTTGGTATAACTCTGTTGCAATAAAGAAAGTCATTCTTCTCACACCATTTACCATAAGAGGTCTTCGATCCTTTTCTCAGTTTATTGTTTTCATTTTCAAAAACAAATCTAATGTCTAATTTAGGATGTTGTTTCTTTATTAACAAATGCTTCCGTCTATCAGCTACAGTAAATCTGCCCTTAGTTTCTATTATAATACCATTCGGCAACACAAAATCTGGTGTATACATACGATAAGCTAGGTCTTCCCATTCTATCTTTATACCTTCGTATATAAACGGAATGGCGAGTTCTTTCAACTCATCTGCGATCTTTACTTCAAGACCACTACGAAAACCTAGCCTACGTGCTAAATTGTATTTACTAGACTTAAACACTTACCACCAAATAGATGTAGACCTGTTGAACGGAAAAGTTTTCATGCCGAGGGCTTTCAACTCTTCACTGACAGCTTCGTCTGCCGACTTTCTGGCATCCATAGCTATCTTCAAGCCTTCATACTTTCTTTCACGGTATGCTTTTCTCATATCCAAAAGTTGCTTTTCCATCTCAGATATTTCACTAGCCATTTCCTCTAGTGTAGGATTTGATTTATCATTCATGCTATTTGCTCCTTTCCTATGCTAACATACGAAACAATCTTAGGTTCTTTAGCCTTAGACAACAGAGATGGTAACTCTTGTAGGTTCTCCCAACAAGAGTGTTTATATCTACAAAAAGAACACGTTTTACCAAGCACTCTATTGCCTGTAGGCTTACCTCTAAATGTTTCTTCTTCTGGTTCATAACACCTCTTAAATTTATTAAGTGTTACAGTTTTGACGTTGTCTTCAAGTTTTGCAACTTCCTTATCAACGTCCAAGCCACTGGCAGGTATATATTTAAAACTACCATTAGCTTTGTTTATTACCCACCATCCACCTGCTTTCTTACCTAGTGCTTTAGCGTATCCTGCTAGTTGCCCTACGTAACCAAATGGATCTTCTTCTGCGAGGGTATCAAACGATTCAAACTTGTTTCGATAAGACCAATCAGAAGCAGACTTAATATCATCTACAGCATCGTCTAATACTAAATCATATGTGCCACTAACTTTAGTGTTGGCAACATCTAATGAAACTTTGTCTGAGTTTTGAAAATCAATCTTAGCTTCTTTCATTAATCCCTTAAACACAGCTTCAACAATATCACCTAGCATCATATTCATTACGAATGTCGTAGGTAGAGGGTCTGACTTCTCTGGCTGATTTTTTTCAAACCATAGTTGACAGGATGGTCTACCTATATTAGACATTCTTAAATGAAACTTTCTACGCTTTGTCTTCTTACCAAACTGACGGTTCAATGCTTCCCCTATGTCTTTCTTAATACCTGCTATGGTTTTAGCAGACATAGAGGTTTTTCCATTGATAGCATCTTCCAAGTATTGATGCAGTGCCATTTCAGAGGGATGGTTCATTCGAATGGTATCTCCTCTGTTTCAATAATCTCGTCAAGAACATCCACATCCATATCCTCTTTCTTACGAGAGTTCTCATCCCAAGCACCGATGATGTAATCATTGTAGTTGTCAACCCATTGCATAAAATCTGCAAATGTTTGCTGATCTTCGTCAGACAGCTTTATTATATCTGTCAAGTTGACAGCAACAGAGGGAAGATAAAAACTATTACCATTGGGTAACTTTCTCTGCTCCGTAGCTACTTCAAACGTGTGTTGTGGTGGTAGCCTTTTCATCTTAGACAGCTTCACAAAACAGTTGCCAAGAGTTTTGAAAGCATCTCTGTTTTCTACTTCCCATATGAAAGGAGTAGTACCTAACTCAGCAGGTACACCGTTTGAATCTACGGCATCTTTCATATCAATAGTACCAAAGATAACACGCACTCTTTTGATCTGCTTGATAAGATCCTGTGTAGATTGATCCAGAGCCTTGAAGTCTTGAATGAACCCTGCAGGTTTACCACAGTTAAACCCACCATCATTGTCCTTGAGGTCAACATTAAGATTGTCATTCATAACTGTCTTAATATATTTGTTTGGTGTATCACCAGAACCCATGACAAATCGCTTATACATATACCTCTGCATAAACGGACGAACACTCGCTGTGGTGGAATAAAATGTTTCACCATCTGGGACTTCAAGTTTGTATGTACCCCCCTCGACAACTTCGACATTGACAGACTTGCCATTGATCTCAGATTGTCCCATCAAGGGTGAATGATTAATACGTAGTCTAGCCAGTGTACTGGACTTCTTCTTTGTATCACTTTCAGATACCATACCCATAGCTTTCGCCATAACTGCATAGTTGTCTGTATCTATTGTTGTAATGTTTGCACTCATATATTTATCTCCTATCTTACTTAAAGAACTATAGTTATATCACATGACATCTTTAGTGTCAAGCCAATTATTTCCTATTTTTGATTCTAATAACAAGGGTACATTAAAGTCTATATTGAAGTGATTGTCAACTATATTTTTTAAGTTCTTGTTTATTTCTTTCATCACCTTTAAAACTTGGTCTTGTTCATCTGGGTGAATGTCTATAACGATAGAGTCATGTACAGAATTAACAATACAGCTTTGCATATTTTGCAAGGCTTCCTCTATTCGTATCAGGACCAAAGGAACGATGTCGGCAGTAGCAAAACTCTGTACAGGATAGTTCTTAATCTGTGTCCCATACGTAACTTTACCATTGCCCTTTCTTTCAACATCTGGAAAAGAAAACTCTCTGCCAGATGGTGTTTTTATCCTCAAAGTATCTATAGCTTCTTGGGCAAGATTACTATGCCAGTTAGCTATACCGTCATACTTCTTGGTAAACTGCTCGTAGTATTCAGCTTCAGCTTTCGTTCTTCCATAACCAGTAGCACCGTAGAGAGGTGCAAAGGTATGTGCTTTAGCTTCTTGTCTTGTTGTAGGCTGTCCTGCTTCCGATATAACCTTTGCTGTGTAAGCATGAACATCTACACCATTACATATCTCACGAATAGCTGTTTTATCCTGAGACAAAAATGCTGCAACTCTAAACTCTAACTGTGCAAAGTCTGCTTCAAGTATCTTACCTTCGTTCCAACGAGATATAAATACCTTCTTCACAGGAAACGTACCACCTCTGGGCATATTCTGCATGTTAGGGTCTGCTCCACTAAATCGTCCAGTAGAGGTGCGATGCTGTAGTAATCTAACGTGTAGCTTACCATCTCTCTTAACATGGTCTGCTATGCCTTCTACAAAGCTAGAGAGGTATGTTTCTACAGCAGACAACCTGCGTATCTTCTTCAAGAAACTCTCTGCTGTCTTGTCACCCTCTCGTCTAGCCATATTCTCAAGTATCTCTACATTTGATTTGTTTATGGTGAAACCACTGTGACTAACCCAACGTGAGTTAGGTGGCTGTCGCTTTAGACCAGCTACTTCATTTCCAACATTCTTGTATATAAACCCAAGATTGTTACACGTAGAACATTTTGTAGGTCTGGCATATGGCTTACCATCTTTTCGCATCTTTTGTATTACACCTTTACCGTCACAGGCTTCACACTTAAATGCTTTCTTCTTGTATATCGTTTCGGCTTTGTCAAGAACTTTGCTTTTAAAACCATTGTAGTCCATCTTGTGATCGAAACAGCTAGACCAATCATTCTTATCTTTTGGTTTACGGCTGTATATTACCCACGACAGTTGCTCTGGACTATTTAAGTTGATAGGCACATCACCCATGAGTTCTCTAACTTGTACGTTTAAATCTTGTACAAGCTGTCTCTTCTCTTTCTCAAACTCTTGTTTAACTTCTTCTAGTCCTACGTAGTCAACAGCAAACCCATTTCTATATATCTTACACAAACAAACAGCTACCATGTTTGTAAGGCTAACAGTATTCATCAACCCACTATCTTTACCATATAATCTGCCAAATATCTTATCTGATAATTCATCTGTGGCACGTAAGTCTGCCACTAGATATTCCGATAGCTCGGCATGAGGTATGTCACGAACAGAGAACCCTTTTTTGAAATATTCTTTTAATGTATCTTGCTTCTTTGTTTCTAGTCCATACCTCTCTGCACACATCTCAAGTGATGACGGTTTCTTTTGACCTCGCTGTAAAACGTAGTCCCCCAACATTGTGTCAAAAACAATACCGTCATACTTGAAACCAGACTCCCACAACCAGAGGAGATCGTGAGATACGTTGTGGCATACAAGAACTGTAGCCTTATCAAGCATATCTTGAACAATCTTTTGCCCATCTGGTGTGGGTTCTGTTTCACTGTGGTCAAACGTAATTACCTGCTCACCAAGCTCACTCTTCATTCCAATCATGACAAGGGAGTTATTGGTTTCAAAAGGATCTAAGTGTAGCCTATCGTTCCGTTTGGTTACAGTATTCTCTACATCAAGCACTAATTTCATAATCTATTCCTTTGATTATTTTTCGAATCTTATTAACGCTTACTCTAAACCATTCTCCGTTTCTGTCAAGAGAAATCTCACTTATTACGTCATGTGCTATCTCTTCAGCCACTTTACGATTTAAAAAATACTTGCTGTATTCTAATCTATAATCTCTGTGAGGACTAGATGTTTGATAACTTCCACATCTATCCTGAGAATCAACAGCCATGCCAACCTTATACCAACCTTCCCACGCAGGGTTAGATATAATATACACATACCCATCTTTCTGTTTGTTGTATTGACGTAATGTGTTCTTAGATATTTCTAAGGCTGTCTCTTTTAGTTCTTCTTTTCTTTTGATGTCTTTAACATCTAAGTTTCCAAAAAGGAATGATAGTAATTGTGTAATCATGCTGTGTACCTCGCTGTTTTGTAATCTAAATCACAGACAATGCGACCATGCCAACCAGACAATTTATTCTTAACAACATTGATGTGACGCAGTGTGCTTTCCTCACCACCATCGTCATCTCCACCTTTCTTATTTACAGGTGCATCTTTTGCTATCAAAATCATCAAATCGGCTTCTGCTGCCTTACCTGTTCTACTGCCTTCCATCATGGCTTGGTTAAGTACAACCTTGCCCTCTGCTTCGGCAGATAACTGTGACATATAAAATATGGCACACTTATGCTGTTTCGCTATCATACGAGCATGAACTGCATTAGCTTTCAATGCTTCATCCGTCCTAGCAAACCCTGCTGTCTTAGCAAACTTGTCACCCATATCAAGGACAACAACATCTGGCTGATAAGACTTGCATACACTCTCAACCCAAGACATATCTTTGCCAGTAGCGTCACGTAGCTTTACATTCTTTTGTATTGGTGCATATAACTCTTTTGCTTTACTAGGGTTCTCTTTTATCTGGTACTTGTCCATACCAGTAGCTGAAGTGAGGTAGCGTAGACCCACACGGT